TGTGCTGTATCTGCTGTATCTATAGTAATTCTGAACTGAAAACCTCTACCTTTAAATGTTCCATTAGCAAAATCGTTGAAAGAGCCATAAGTAGGTGAACTACTAGGATTGTCAGTTGTAGTTCTGACTGCTATTTTTGCGTTTGCATCTTGAGCTACTGTACCGTCAAAATCTGTCCAGGTATCAATATTGTCTGTTCTATTGTCAAACTCATCTCCTATGTAAAAACCAACTCCCTGAAAATGTCTTTTTAAGACAAGTGAGAATGTACCGCCAAGATCAAGAGTATCTACAAAATCGTATGTACCAGTTGCATTTGCCGTTGGATCGGTAAGTTTTAATCCTCCAATACTAGAATCGTAAACAACATTTGACTTGCTTCCATTGTAGGGTGTTCCATCTGTGTCTTCTCTATCTGTTCTAACAACCACAGAATCAAGTATTTCAACTGTAGATAAGACTACACTAGCTGCTGTGGCACTAAACCTTCCACCATCATCTTGAAATTTAAGAAGGTACGTTCCAGCAAGTGCAGGTACTATAACTTCAGTAGCATTGCCAGCTACAGCTTCAACTATATCTTGTGAAGCCTGGAATGTTGCAGAATTTCCAGTTTGATTAGTATGTCTCACATAAACTCGGCCACCATGTAAAACATCCACATCCGTAGCTTGGTTAAATCTTAATCTTGCAAATTGTTCATTTACAGGTTCTATTGTTAAATTTTGGACATCGCTTGGTATTGCTGTTTTACCTACAGCAGTAAAATTTGCTTCAGCAGGGTTAGGTGATATGTCTAACGCAGCATTATAAGAATAAACTTGAAAATTGTATTTTCCTATAGGCGTATCTAATAATTCAAAGTCAGAAGCAAATACTGTTTGAGAAACATAATTACCGTTTTCGAATTTGTAATTTACTTGATATTGAGTTACACCATCAACAGGTTTCCAATCAACGATTAGTTTACTTCTAGCCATTTTATTTATTACAACTATCTGTTCTGTAACAGTTAAGTTACTTGGAGCAGGTGCAGGTTGATTTAATAACGATACTGTTCTTGTAGCAAAAGGAGTTCCACTTTCTATAAAAGCATACTTGCCTTCAACATAAGATAAAGCTGAAATCACATAGTTTACATCATCCTGTTCTTGCACTTGAATGACTCTAAATAGTTGAGTTTGTAAGCTATTGCTGGATATTAAATATGGTGAGTTTGCGTTTGGTGCTGAAGAAAAAGTAGATTGAGTTGTTTGATTGCCTTCATTATCAGTTTTTACAACACTATTTACAGTAATCACTGCTCCTGTAACATCAGAAATCGTACCTACTTCTACAGTTCCATCAGAAAGAATTACACTTAATGTTGGATTATCCGCTAATGCAGGTACAGATGTTTCTAAAAGTGCGTCAATCGTTACGGCTGTTGTAGTTGCAGATACAACACGCCCACCTCTTCTTGCCCCTGCTCTTACTGGATCGTTTATTTCAATTACTGATCCTGGTCTTACAAGCACTCCACTGTCTATAGAAGTTGTAAAAGTTACTGTTTCAGATTCATTTTGTTCAGCAAAAAGAACTGCTCTACCCAAACGGGCAGCTTGCCCTCTGCTAGTACAAGCAAATGCTTGTATTACTTTTTTTGTATGACCTATTTTAGAGATTGCTGTTGCATCTTCTACTACTTCATAATCTACTTCTCTTGAATCCATATTAAAGTAACTAACAGAGACAATAGAATGTCTTTGTTTTAAGCTGCTTCCCGAATAATTAAAACCTGCTGGTCCTACATTGGCTAAATTAAATAAATAACTTGCAGTTGTTGGTTTATCTTGACTTATAGTTACACTTCCAGCAGACCATATAGGCATACATCTCATAACTCCTGACAGAGAGTTGATAATATCAAAAGCCTCTTGTGAATTTTGAATATTTACATTACAACTAAATCTGGCTTCTTGAGCACCCGATCCACTGCCATCGTCAACTAATTCATTTGCATACTTGCTTGCAGCCACAAAACTGAATAAATCTAAATTACTTTCCGTTATGTGATCTCCAAATCCGTATCTGGTATTTGTTAGTAAATCTAATAAACACATTGCAGGACAGTTTGTATAAGTAGCTGCTCCCAATACACCATTAAAAATATAACCATCAGGGTAAACTATTCTACCTGTAGCAGTATCTACGGTTGGAGTTCCAGAATTATTAGCTCCTGCTCCTGGAATTTTTACTTTTATTCCACGCAAACGAAACTTTCTAGTGGGTACTCTATTGAACTGTTTGCTATCTAACCTTATTGATGTGTAAGCACTATTCGGATAATTAGATTGATTATCAATAACTTCTTGAAAACTGGTAAACTGAAACGCATTTACTCTGTTGCTATCAGTTGAATCTGCTGTTACTCTGACAACTTTAATATCTACAGATGAACTATAAGTATCAAGATTTATTCTGTGATCTCTTGCGTATGCGTCTGCGGATCTACCACTAACTTGATCTTCTATTTTAGTTACAAAACCTCCAGAATCATGTTGTACTTGTATTTGATAATCTACGGTATCTCCTAAAATATCTCCTCCACTAAAAACCTGTAAAGCTGGCCAAGTAAGAGTAACAATAATAGCAGTTAAATTTGAAGTAGTTACTTGTCTAGTTACAGGAGCAGCTACCGTAACAACTACATTTACACCTGTAGGAGTTCTAGGAGTGGTTGTGATGCCAGGAATAAACTCTTGATTAGACGTTCCAAAACGACTGTTAAATGTAATATTTTGAAAATTAAAGTCTGTATCGGCTGGATTTGCGTTATCTGCACCTTCTTGAAGTATTGGAGTATCGTCTAAAAAAATATCTTTTAAAAATGCGTTATTGTAAGCTGTTGTTCCTTTTGTAAGTCCAGCTTTAGACGCTGTAGCTGAACCCTCAATTTCACCTTCAGATAATAAATCTTGTACTGTTGCAAACTGCCTACTATGTAAATTATCAGGCTGGATCGTAGGTGACTTTTGACCTTTAGGCTGTCCTCCTCCAGCACCTTTAATAATTTTTCCTTTCTTAATCATACTTCTACCTGGTTAGTATCTACACCTGCACTTATTACAACA